TGCGTGATATCGCGCAATCGATGGATATCGATCCCGACGAAATTATTAAGTCTGAAGAGAGGTTACAAGCTGAACAGCAAGCCCTCCAAAATCAAGCTCTCGCCGCAGCAGGCGCAGGCGGTCCTATGGCTCCGCCATCAGGACCAATGGCAGCAGGTGATCAACCTATTCCAATGTAGGTTGGAAGACTCACAGAGTCGGTTAGAGCAAGCAGACGAAAAGAATTTCAGGTTCGAGCAGGGTCGGGTCAATGAGATCCGTTTCCTATTGGAACTTGAGGACGCCGCGAAAGCGGTTCTAGACAAACAGCGGACCCCTTCGAGGACATCCGCAATCGAATAACGAACATCCCGTAGCGGACTCGTGAGGAATTGATGGCTAGTAGAAATGACCCGGAGCGATTGCAGGCAGAAGCTAAAGAGTTGATGGAACAGTATCAGAACGCAGCGACTCAACCCTCGGCAGAGGACACTGAAGAGCGGCAGGAAGAAGTGTTTCAAGAAGCCCCCTCAGAACCAGAGGACACGGCAGAGGCTATAGCGGAAGAGGTTCCTGAAGAAGAGTTGGTCGGCGGCGACGACTCTGAAGCAGAACAGCGAATTGAAAAAGCTGAACGAGCCATGAAAGGCGCTCAGGCGAAAATGACCAAAGCGACTCAGGAAGCGGCGGAACTAAGGAAGCAAGTATCTGACTTAGTAAACTCCGTTACTCAGTTAAAGGGTCAGCTTGCAGATGAGCAGCGAAACACAGAGAAGCTGCAACAGGTAAGGGAAGAATATCCCGATGTTGCTGGACCTCTCTTGGATGAGCTGGATCAGATGCGAGCAAGGTTGGATGAACAGGCTGCTCTGACTGAAGGTCAAGAGCGAAGAGCATTTGAGGCGAAGCAAGAGGAAGCAGTGCGAGAGCACTTTGACCGTATTCGCGCAGTCCATTCTGACGTTGACGAAGTCACGCAGACATCGGATTGGGCGCTGTGGTTAGACGCTCAGGACAGTCAAGTCCATGAGTGGGTAGATGCTGGCTCGTCAAATGATGTGATCTTTGTTCTGGATCGATTCAAGGCAGACATGGGAGTCAAACCTGAAACGCCGCAAGAGTCGGCTTTAGCGCGAGCAAAGGAGGTTGCAGAACCGAAATTGCCCAAAGCGCGAAAAGCCAATGTTACAGGTGGAAAGAAATCTTGGACCGTCCAAGACATCGTCAACATGCCTCTCGCTGAATTCGAGAAGCATAAAGTCGATATCTTACGGGCGCAGGCTGAGGGATCGATCCGCCGTTAAATTAATTCTCTTGTGAGGACAATATAATGGCTTTTTCATTTTTCTCTACGGGTGCGACTTCTGAAGTCAATTTCATCCCTGAAGTATTTAGCAAGCTTCTGCAAGCTAAGTTCTATGGCGCGTCTGTTCTGCCGAACATCTCTAACACCGACTACGAAGGTGAGATTTCCGGTCAGGGCGACAAGGTTGTTATCCGCACGGTTCCTGCCGTAACGATCAACGACTATGCCGGTTCAATCACGACTCAAGAGCTGACCACAGCTAAAGTTGAGTTGCTGATCGACAAAGCGAAGTACTACAGCTTCAAAGTTGACGACGTGTTGGCAGCTCAGGCTGACATCAACATGTTGGAAGCTGCCAGCTCTGACGCTGCCGAAGGCATGCGCGTAGCTGTTGAAACTCAAGTACTGAGCGGCGTAGTTACTGGCGCAACCACCATTGGTGCTCAAACCACTATCAGTGCGAGCAACATCCTGACTTCGATCTTGGATCAAGCGAAGGCACTGGATGAGCTGAACATCCCAGAAGAGGGTCGATTCATCGTCCTGTCTCCTGAGTTTGTTTCTCTGCTCAAGCAAAGCGAGCTGCGTCAGGCTTATCTGACCGGTGATGACACCTCTCCTCTGCGTAACGGCAAGGTCGGTGTTGTTGATCGCTTCACGGTGTACCAGAGCAACATGCTCTACACCCCAGGGTCAGGTGCTGATTCTGGCTACACCCACGTTCTTGCGGGTCACCCCAAGGCTATCTCCTTCGCGTCTCAGTTCACGAATACTGAAACTGTTCGCATGGAGTCTACCTTCGGTGATCAGGTTCGCGGCTTGAAGGTCTTTGGATCTAAGGTCGTAACGCCTGACGCATTGGTCGTAGGTAAGTGGACCTAAGAGGTCTACTGGATGGGGGCTGCTTTCGCAGCCCCTTTCTCCATTAACCAACAAGTGAATTTTATGGACGTTGCAACAAACAAAGACGAAGTCTACGAGCAGGCGCTAAATCAATTCGGCATGAAGCTGGATCGACGCCTGAAGCTTTCTGATCTTCAGGATCAATTGCAGCGGCTAGAGAAAGAGCGGGATGACCCCACTCCAGCACCGAAGGTCATGAGACCCAAGACGGTGAAAAACATCATCACGGGCAACGTCTTTAGTTACGACGATTTGTTCGCGGGAAATCCAGACTTAGAAGTCATTGAATGGGAAGAAGCTGATGGCGACGATTAAAGTCATTGATCTGTTGGATCGAGCTTCGATCCTGCTTCAGGACACGAATCACACGCGCTACCCAAACGCGGAGCTTCTGAAGTTCTTCAATGACGCCCAGAATGAAGTGGTCTTGCATCGTCCTGACGCTAACAGCGTCAACGCGACTCTCGCTTTAGCCAATGGCAGCAAGCAGTCCCTGCCATCTGCGGCTCTGCGATTACTGGATATTGTTCAAAACGTGGATGGTCGATCAGTAACCCAGGTTAGCCGAAAAATACTCGATGAGAGTCTCCCGGACTGGCACAACGCAATCGCGGGAACGAATGGGATAGAGCACTTCATCTACGACCCAGCCGACCCGAAGAACTTTTATGTTTACCCCAAAGGCGTCAGCGGCACTCACTCTTTAGCGATCATTTATAGCGCCACCCCTTCAGCTATTTCGATCAGCAATTTCAGCACTGACACTCAGACAATTAGCTTAGATGACGTATATGCAAACGCTGTACTGGATTACATCCTGTATCGGGCTTACCAGAAGGACGCTGAGTACTCTGGCAACGCAGCTAGATCGCAAATGCACTATCAATCGTTTGCCCAATCGCTAGGGATAAAGACTCAAGCTGATGGCGCGACGACACCTGTCCCGAAGAACCCAGACGCGCTTAGCGGGAGAATGTAGTGAAGTATTCAGATCTATCAATTTACATAAAGCCGGAGGTTCAGGGTGCTCCAGACTTCCTTATAGAAAGGGCTGTTCGAGACAGCTCGATAGATTTCTGTGCCAGAACCGATATTTACACGGCAGAGCCTGAAGAGGTCATCATCGTTGCTGGCGTAAACGAATACTCTGTAAGCCTTCCAAGCGGAACAGAGCTGAATCACATCATTGATGTCTACAATGATAAGCAAGCTCTTCAGCCCGTAGGGTACTCAGAGCTTGAAATGCGACTGGGGAATGAAACAGATCGAGCAGTGCCTCGATACTATTCTCAGCGTGATAACACCGACTTCTACTTAGCTCCGGTCCCAGACGCAACAAGGACTCTCAAGGTCGTATTTAGCGTTAAACCGACAGCGACTAGCAGCTCCATCCCAGACTCAATTGGTCGTGAAAACCGCGAGGCAATAACTCACGGAGCTTTGTATCGCCTTCAAATGATGAGCGGGCAACCGTTCTCGAACGGCAGCGCTGCTCAAATGAACAATCAGCTATTCGAGAAGGCTGTTGGTAGAGCTGCTCGTCAGGTCAAGTACGGGTTTGCTGGCGGCTCCTTGACCTGCAAACCGAGGGCGTTCATTTAATCGGAAAGAGGTCGCTGACTGCATCTGTCGCCTATAAGATTTGAAATGCAAACATTAGATGCAGAATGGTATTGTGTTAATATAATTTGGTTGACATAGGTGCAGTAAATGGCGTATTCGCAGACCATAAATTTAGTGACGGGTGACACCCTGCCCGAGCTGACCTTTACTCTGAGGGACAGTAACACGGCTGCGTCTGGTCAAATTTTAGATTTGGACGATAGCACCACTTGGGCGCCGATAAACGTAAGCGGCGGATCAGTGAGGCTACGCTTGCGTGAGCTAGGCAGCACCACGGTAAAAAGCACTCTTATTTGCACGATAACCGACGGAAGCGCTGGGAAAGTAGTAACAGGCTTTCCTCCAGGTACCTTGGATACAGCCGGTACGTTTGAAGGTGAGATTGAGATTACCTTCCCTAGTGGGGGTATCCAGACCGTCTACGACCTTATCAAGCTGAAAGTCAGAAGTGATTTTGACTGATGGCGGCAAAAACTGATCTAACTCATCGCGATATTCGGTCTGGGGCGACGTTTGTTCAGATCGAAGCGGCAACGGCTTATCAGTTCGCTCGTGGCGAAATCGCGTGGCAAGACGTTGTTGCGTCAGAAATTATCCTCGATCCCGATACGCTGAATCGATACTTCCGTGACGATACGATCAGCTTCAACGATGTAGCTTCGCTCGGGTTCACAAAGACGAACTTGGACTCGTTCGGCTTCTCTGACAGCCAAGTTGTAGAAGTGCAGAAAGGTCTGATCGACGCTTTCGCATTCTCTGAAGATGTAACGATTCTTCTGACCATCTTGCGTGACTTCGACGACTCCTTCGCGATCAGCGACGTGAGTGTACTGTCCATCGACAAGGGAGTTGTTGACTCGATACCGCTGGCTGATGTGGTTGAAATGGCTGTGTCAGTAGCGAAGAGCGATGCGCTGTCTATGACCGAAGCGGCTCAGTTCGGAGTCTCGAAGGCTGAAAGCGACTCGGTCGCTGTCACCGACAATTTTGCCCGTTCGGTTACTTATGTTCGGGCGTTGTCTGACCAATTCGCGCTGGACGACGCCGCGACGGTGGATGCCTTCAGC